TTGCACTGTCACGACGTTCGATTAACTCGATAAGTGCGTTGACCGCTTCTTTGGTGGCGCTTGCACCGTTATCCATAAGTAGACGAGTTATCTGTTGATACGTTGTTTCTTCTTCTAACATCTATTGCACACCTCCTAAGTGCCGTAACCAATTAGTTAGATCATCTGCTTGGGTGTAATGCACATTGTTCTGCATACATTCACCGTGAGCGAAGTAGAACTTGCCTAGTTTAATAAAGTACAGCCAATCGCTGCCAAGTGATAGGTAGTGAATATCACCGCTACAGAATGCACACTTGGGGCTTACATTGTGGCGTGGTTCACAGATTAAGCTCCATTCGGGTAATACTGTCGGTTGCTCTGGTTCGTCAGCGGTTATCATCCGTAGAATCCTCCGCTAAATAAATCGTTGTCTGGTGCAATATAGTCATCGGTGTTTTCGCTTCTTCGCAAACCGTCAAATGCGTAGCGTAAAGCGTCCAGGGCGTGGTCTCTACCGCCTTCTGGCACATTCATAGGTTTGCCGTCTTTATCAGTTGACCAATAGTAGTTGTCGTATTCTTCAAGTAGATTCTTAGATGAGGCGGTGACACTAATCTTTTGCTGCTGTACGTGGTCGATCGAGTAGCTTAAGTAGTTGCGGTTCTTGTCGCCTTTTTTCTGTACCGCAATAATAGGTACGCCGTACTGCCTCACTTCATCAATACTCTTAGGCTCAGCACTATCAGCCATGACTAGGGTACTGGCGTTGTCTAAGTTGCTTAAGAACGTACCCAGATCGTTATTCTTCATCCCACGGCGATAGAGGCGTTCAGTTACTATGTAACCACCATTGTAGTAGTACAGGTCAACTACAGCTGCCGGGTCAACGCTATAACCAAAATCTAAGCCACGTCGGACAATGCGAGCCTCGTGCGGTATCTCGTTGATAACATTCCAGTCTGTATAAACACGGCCTTCAACATTGTTCGGTTCACCCAACCACTTGTGTTTGTAGCGATTAGGGCGGAACTCTTTATCGTCTTCCATTTCAACCCTAAGCACTTCGGGCATCCAGCCATATTTAAGTGCTACGTCATAGTTCACATTGAGAATAAGTGTGTTGGGGCGACCTTCTTTAACGAGGCGTTTGTGTACTGCGTCGTCTTCTTTGAGCCGGTTGTATGTATAAATAATCTGGCTGCCAGGTTTACGGATAGTAGGTGTTAGTACGTCAATGCTTGATTCACTCACGGTCTGGGCTTCTTCTACCCAAGCTATGTCTATGCCTTCAATGGATTTCACGCTTTGTTCGTTGTGGTGTAGCCCTCTGAATAAGAAGTCGGTACCCGTGAGTGAATTGATGATTGATTTATCGGTTACTTTGTAGTCATTGAGTTTGTACTTAATGATGAGGTCTGATAACAGTTGGTGTGAGCTATCCGCAATAGAGTTTTGGAACTCACGGAAACAACCGAAGCGCATTTGCTTCTGTCTGCCTTTAATGAGTAGCACTCTAGCTACGGTGTGGGATTTTAACGAGCCACGGCCGCCGTATACAGCAGCTTCGCGCCAATCACTATCGAATAACCGCTTATACTCGGTAGGTATCTCAATTATCTGTTGAGGCATCCTGCTCTTTGTCTATGAACTTAACTAACAGTGGGGCAATAGCATCACCACCTGAAGTAATGTCTTGTTCGGTTCGGTCTCGCCAGCCGAAGTTGTTCTTAGCGTTGAATATAACGCCAGCGACTACACCGGAACTAGATAGCATCCGTTCTTCAACTGCACGTTCTACCTCTTGCCTAGCTTTTTTTATCGTGTGCGAGAACGCATCATCTCTTTTCTTGTAATCAACCAAGCTGCTACGGCTTTCAAACCCTAATGCAATACTTAAGCCTGTCATCGTCAGCGGGGCATTACGCTCTTTACACTCCGCATAGTAAGCGTCAATTGCTTCCTGCATTTCTTCAGGAGTTTTAAACTTTGGGGGGCGCCCTACTTGTTTACTCATAGTTCGTAAGCCTCCAATGGTTTTTTCTCCATGTGACCAGCACCACATTCACATACATAAATCTCTAGGATATATTTGTTCTTATATTCATCACGGTAGGGGAGTCGTGACCTTAGTAGCCAATCGTGATTGCACTTACTCATCAAAGTATTCCAAATCATCTAATCCGTTTATAAAATAATGGCCTTCTTCGTCTATGAATAAAAAATCATCCTCAGCAAGCTCTCTGGGCTTCATGGGATGTCTGCGTATCACTTCCAACATAGCTACGGGTAGTTCTGGCACTTTGTACGCTGTTTGCTGTTGGTGTAACACTTTTGTCTCTCTATCTTCAACGATATGTACGGATGATCGGCTCAGCGGGGATGGTCGGTATTTGTGCTGTGCCAGGAGGAGACAAAATAATACTTATGTGTGAGGTGGAGTTTTGGGAGGGATATTGATGTTAGATAAGGTGCCACCATCCCCTGTAAGATCGGGTGCGTTAATAGACTGCGAGGTACTATTAAATAATCACCCGTATGTATCGTTGAATTGTTAGGTTGCTTATGCTTGCAACGAGAGTTTTGAGACTAGCTTCATTATACCATAAGCGTGATGATATTACCATAGGTATTCTGTGAATAATATCACTGGCATATGGTGGCTTTTCTAACACATTTGTGATACAATAGAAGTACCACAATTTCCTACTCATGGCTCGATAAGAGTCATCATTTTAAAATGGTCAAACTCTTGGACTCCCCGGAGTCTCTTTAAAAATCTGCTCAACATAGGCATAGCTTGGGGTGTATATCCATACAAGACAGTACGCAGTTACTAGCGTATTGCCGTTCTAGACGGGTAGTAACCTTGTCCTCATGTGGTGGTTCTCGATGTTGAGTAGTTTTTTGTCCATTACTTCGGTAGTGGGCGAAAACAAACAGTCGGGCAGAAAGGTTTCGAGCTGACACTGTAATGTGTCGTAGTACCGCACCTATGGGACTTTAAACGTATAGGGGAACAAACTCGGCAGCGCTATCCGTATGGCGTGTGATACGGACTGGTGACGTAATGCGTCAAAAAGGTTATGAGGGTAACCGATCTACAAGCCCTTGCATATTAACAAATATGTACGTTGGCTCCGGTGTAACTGTTTAAAACAAATACAACCTGAGTCAACTAGCATTAGCACTATAACTCCGTCTGGATAGAACCCATTACGGAGCCAGCGCATTTGTGAGGTTGCCTCATCCCGTAGGGGAAGAAAAGAAGAGGCCTGTTTGTCGTTGTCTGTGACTTAAATCACTATTAACAGATATGCAAAAAATGTAGACTTTTCTACCCCTATGCAAGCGAGACAATATTAACTTAAATAAGTCTACCATAAGTTGTTAGATATCTAACACTATTGGCGGGTTTTAGGAAAGACGGGTGTGTGCAATGACAGTCTCTGAAGCATTCAGGGCCTACGAGGTCGATGTTCTGTACGCCAGCGGTAAAACACTCAAAACGAGAAAGAACTACCGATGCTCTCTGAACCTTTTGCTAAAATCCTGCCAATCAGACCTGCCCGTTGAACTACTAAGCTACAATCATGTTATCGAGTGGAAGATGTACATGGCGCAAAGAGGCTTGCAACCATCTACTGTGGCGCATACGCTCTCTCACCTCCGAAGCGTACTCAAACACCTCTCTAGGCATGGCTATAATGTATTAAATTATAGAGAGATAGATCGCCCCCAGATTAAACCTAAAGCTCCTACCTGGCTTACAAACGAAGAAGTGCAGAACTTCCTTAATGTTATCGAAAGCCCCCGAGACAAGGCCATATTCGCCTGTTTGTTCAGCTCTGGCGCGAGAATTAGTGAGCTACTACAACTTGATCGTGACTCAATCGTTCTAAATGAATTTGGAGAGGGTGAGGCACAGATCGAGGGGAAAGGTAACAAACCTGGAGTTCTTACCTTTGACGCTAACGCTTTAAAGATACTCAACGACTATACAGAAACCCGTAACGACCCTATACGACCGCTATTCATATCTGGGCAGCGTAGGAGAATAACCGTCTCAAGAGTTGAACAGTTATGCCATGAGTACGCA